TCAATGCACCTTCGCCGCGCGCATCGCCAGCACGCGGTCCGGCGCCACGAACGAATCGGCGCGCGCGCCCGCCCAGAAGTTGCGGAACACCACGTGCTCGGGGATGCGGCCGAGCAGTTCGCCCGGCTCCAGGAACCGGTACAGCGCCGCCAGCGAGCGCACCTCGGTCGGCGACACGCGACGCAGGATGTGCTCTGGGCCGAGCTGGCCGGGATGCTCCAGGCCCGCGGCGCACAGCAGGTCGCGCAGCGCCTTGACGGTGTTCTCGTGGAACTGGAACACGCGCGCCGACTTGTCGGTGGTGTCGAGCTTCCGCCAGCGCGCCGGGTCCTGCGTCGCCACGCCGGTCGGGCAGCGGTCGGTATGGCAGCTCAGCGACTGGATGCAGCCCAGCGCGAACATGAAGCCACGGCCGGCGTTGCACCAGTCCGCGCCCAGCGCGACGGTGCGCGCGATGTCGAAGGCGCTGGTGATCTTGCCCGCCGCGCCGATGCGGATGCGGTCGCGCAGGCCGATGCCGACCAGGGTGTTGTGCACGATCATCAACGCCTCGTGCATCGGCACGCCGACGTGGTCGACGAACTCCGCCGGCGCCGCGCCGGTGCCGCCCTCGGCGCCGTCGACGACGATGAAGTCCGGCAGCAGGCCCGTCTCCAGCATCGCCTTGGCCACGCCGAACCACTCCCAGGGATGGCCGAGCGCGAACTTGAACCCGGTGGGCTTGCCGCCCGACAGCTCGCGCAGCCGCGCCACGAATTCCAGCAGCCCCACCGGCGTGGAGAACGCCGAATGGCGCGAGGGCGAGATGCAGTCCAGCCCCTGCGGCACGCCGCGCGTCGCCGCGATCTCCGCGCTCACCTTCGGCCCCGGCAGCACGCCGCCGTGGCCGGGCTTGGCGCCCTGCGACAGCTTGAGCTCGATCATCCGCACCTGCGGCTCGCGCGCGTTGGCCGCGAAGCGCTCCTCGCTGAAGCGCCCGTCCTCGCCGCGGCAGCCGAAGTAGCCCGAGCCGATCTCCCACACCAGGTCGCCGCCGTTCTCGCGGTGGTAGGGCGAGATCGAGCCCTCGCCGGTGTCGTGGTAGAAGTTGCCGCGCTTCGCCCCGGCATTGAGCGCGCGGATCGCGTTGGCCGACAGCGCGCCGAAGCTCATCGCCGAGATGTTGAACACGCTGGCGTCGTAGGGCTGCGCGGTGCCGGGGCCGACGCGCACCCGGAAGTCGTGCGAGGCGATGGAGGTCGGCAGCAGCGAATGGTTGATCCACTCGTACTGCACGCCGTAGACGTCGCGCTCGGTGCCGAACGGCACCACGTCGATGACGTTCTTGGCGCGCTGGTAGACCAGCGAGCGCTGCTGCCGCGAGAACGGCACTTCCTGCATGTCGGACTGGATGAAGTACTGGCGGATTTCCGGCCCGATCGACTCGAGGAAGTAGCGGAAATGCGCGAGGATCGGATAGTTGCGCCGCAGCGTCGTGCGCCGCTGCAGCAGGTCCCAGGTGCCCAGCAGCGCGAGCGCGCCGAAGATGCCCAGCGGCCAGCGCCAGGCAGCGTGCTGCAGCACGAGCACCATCCACGCCGACAGCAGCGCCAGGGCGACGCAGGCGACGTAGGTGAAATAGCGCGACATCCGGCTGGCCCTCGGCTTGCGGTCGCCTGGCATTGTTGCAGACGGTGGCCCGCGGGAGCGATGCCGGCAGGAGACGCCTCTTGCGGGAGCGGCTTCAGCCGCGAGCTTTTCGGGCCCGGCAAGGAGCAGCTCCCGTGGCGGCGACTCAAGTCGTGACAGGCACCGTGGTCAGGGTTGGCGAGTCGCGACTTCCATCGCTCCCATCGGGACAGGCGCGCGGCTGTAGCCGCTTGCACGAAGCAGGAGTGGTGCCCGGGGCCGGGATCGAACCGGCATGGCCTTGCGGCCGGCGGATTTTAAGTCCGATGCGTCTACCAGTTTCGCCACCCGGGCGCGGCGCCGATAGCGTGCCTGACCGCCCGCCGATTGCAAGCCGCAGCCCGCGCGACCGCCCTTTCGAGGCGAAGGCTCTTTTGAAAAGTCCGCACATGGATGTGCGGGCTCTTGCGGTGGGACCCGCATCTACGTGCGGGCTCTTGCGGAGGGACCCGCATCTGCGTGCGGCCTCTTGCGGAGGGACCCGCGTACGTAGTGGAGGCCTGGGTCGGAATTGAACCGGCGTACGCGGCTTTGCAGGCCGCTCAACGCCTTTGGAATCAAGGCATTGCGTCAATACCACCCGAATTGCCGCTTTCACGCATCCGCGCGTAGCGCAGTATCACAGCAGCTGCGCCTGGCTGTCATCCCAGTTCTTGACGATCAGCTCGCCGGCGGCGTCGCTGCCGCGATCGCGCGCGATCGTGTAGCGCAGCTGCAGCGGCACCATGGTCAGGCCCTCGAACACGCGGCGGATCTCCGGGTGGTCGTTGATCGAGAGGACCACCTTGCCCGCGCAGGCGCGCATGGCGGACGCCATGAGCTCGTATTCGTGGAACGCGAAGTCGACGCCATACCCTTCCGTCTCCCAGTAGGGCGGGTCCAGGTAGTGCAGCGTGGCGGCGCGATCGTAGCGCTCGAACACCTCGTACCAGGGCCCGTGCTCGATGATCACGTTGGCCAGCCGCAGGTGCGCCATGCTGAGCTCCTCCTCGATCCTGAGCAGGTTGAGCCTGGGCCCGCTGCCGCTGGCCACGTAGCCGAAGTTCTGGCCGTGGACCTTTCCGCCGAAGGCGAGCTTCTGCAGGTAGTAGAACCGGGCGGCGCGCTGGATGTCCGTCAGGGTCTCCGGACGCTCGAGCTGCGCCCACTCGAACATCTCGCGCGAGACCAGGCTCCAGCGGAACTGGCGGATGAGCTCGTCCAGGTGGTGCTTGACGCAGCGGTACAGGCGCACCAGCTCGCCGTTGATGTCGTTCAGGACCTCCACCGGCGCCGGCGTCGGCCGCATCAGCAGCGCGGCGGCGCCGCCGGCGAAGGCCTCGACGTAGCACTCGTGGGCGGGGAAGTGCGGGTACAGATGGCGCAGCAGGCGGCGCTTGCCGCCTGGCCAGGGGATGATCGGGTTGGGCACGGGGCACGTCCTGTTACGCTGGGCCCGCCTCCCGCGGAGGTGGCAGGGCCTTGGCTGGGGACACGTGCTCGCTCACGTGGAACTGGCGGCCGCTCCGGAGGGCCAACTTCGGGGCGGCCGCCCTGTCTTTCACGCGACATTGCGTAGTCGTGGAGATACCGGCGGTGTTGCTCACCATCCACGCCGTCAATTCTGGCCACGGCCTGTCTAGACGCAATGCCAGAAGCTACGTACCGCCAGGGGCTCAATTCGAAGGCGATCGGCGCGATCGGCGCCCATCGAGGCTATGGTAGCCTCCTCACCATGAGGGGGATGAGCTACAGCCCGGCCATTGATGGCCTCCGCGCGGTCGCGGTGCTAGCGGTCGTGGTTTACCACGCGGGATTGCCAATACCCGCCGGGTTTGTCGGGGTCGATATCTTCTTCGTGATTTCAGGCTTCCTGATCACGCGACTGCTCTACGAAGAACTGCAAACCACCAATAGAATCTGCCTCGTTGATTTCTACGCGCGGCGTGCTCGACGGATTCTTCCGGCACTTTTCACAGCGACCCTAGCCACCCTGGCTGCTGCAGTTGTCATGCTTCCACCCACGGAATTGGCGCAGACGGCCAGGACGGCTGCCGCCGCGTTCGTGTTCTCGGCGAACCTGTTCCTTAGCGCATCGACAACCGACTACTTCGACCCGGCCCCGCTGCAAAACCCTATGCTCCATCTATGGTCGCTCGGCGTCGAAGAGCAATTCTATCTCGTCTGGCCTATCGTATTGCTGTTAGCACGCCGACGCCCGGTTGCGACTCTCTCCGTGCTGGCTATCGCCTCATTTTCGCTTGCCGAATGGTTCCTGTGGAACGGGCAGCAACAGGCAGCCTTCTATTCCATGCCAACAAGGGCTTGGGAACTGGCGATTGGCGGCTTGATTGCCTTACGTCCCATTCGAATATCGAAAACTGTCAGCTATGCGGCGCTTGTATTTGTCATTGCGGCGTGCTTCGTGCCTGCCCTTCACTTTCCAGGAACAGGCGCGGCACCCGCGGTTTTGGCCTCGGCTCTGCTGCTGGCAGGAATCCAGAGCGAGAACCCGCCTCCATTGCTGGAGGCAAAACCAATGGTCTGGATAGGGCTGATCTCGTATTCGCTTTACCTCTGGCATTGGCCAGTATTCCTGCTCGGCCGTGGAATGCCGCCACTCCTACTGCTATTCCTATCTTTCGCCTTGGCTGCCATCTCCTATCGAATCATCGAGTGTCCATTTCGAAAAAGCCGTAGGTTGCGGCCTGCCAAAACCGTCGCTATCGCATGCGCTTCGTTGATCATCAGTGCATGTGGTGCATTCTCCATAGTTCCTAAGCCGTACATCGACCCCAACCCAACACCTTCCATCTACGCAGCGGGATGTGATGACTGGTTTGCCAGCGACAAATTGAAGCCTTGCAAATTCACGGGGAGGAACCCCAAAAAAACAATAGTGCTCATTGGCGACAGCGTCGCGATGCAGTGGTTCCCCGCAATCTATCTGCAGTTTCGAAGCCAGAACTTAATCGTCATTACGAAGTCATCGTGCGCGATGGTAGATGCGACCTTTTTCTATCCACGAATCAAAAGGGATTATGTCGAATGTGATCGGTGGCGAGACAGGGCCATCCGCTTTATAGAGAGAATTCGACCGGACGTGGTGATCGTGGGATCGTCTAACGACTATAAGTTCAGCAGGTCAGAGTGGATCGAAGGGACACGAACAGTGATGTCTCGGCTATCCGCGAGCGCAAGCCAAGTGAGACTTCTGCGCTCCACTCCATACCTGGTATCAACCGGAGAGCAGTCGTTTGACGATGCCGCGTATTGGCAAGCTGAGGCTGTCTCAGGAATGCCGAACGTGTCCATCGTGGACATGAATGACATTGTATGTCCCGAGGAGAAGTGCAAACGCAAGTCTGAGGGACGACCTGTCTATCGCGACAAGCGCCATCTCTCGGAGCAATACGTCAAATCAATCGCAGACGAGTTCATCGCCCGCTTAGGCATCGCCATATAACCGTCGATTGCACCGACTCCCAAGCCACCTAGATGCCAGCAGCTGCTGCCAGTTCCGCCCACTTGAGGCCAGCACCTTCGTTGTATAGGTAGGTGCGCTCTTCCTCGGAGAGGAACCCGTCCTTGATCCAGCCCCATCGCTGCAGGCGGCCGCCGAGTCCGAGTACAGCATTCACGCGTCCGAACTGAAGCGCGGAGCCGCCGCCTCCCCCAGGGTTGCTCGCGGCTGCGGAAAGGAAGGTCGGTCCACCATCGACGGACATTCGAACCTTACCGTCGTCTTCCCCTTCGCCATCTCCCGCGTCTCGCCACATGATAGCAAAATGCCAGGCCTCCGCATCGGGCGTCGGGCCTGGATTGGGATAGAAGTAGGTGCTTCCGCCGTTCTGCGCGAGCAGCTCGCCGCTCTCGATGTCCAGCCCATATTCGAGGCTGACGGCGCTGGTTGCATCCCACTTGCCGGCGACCCATTGCACGCCCGTCATGCTGCTGGCGTAGAACCAGCCGAACAGGCAGTGATCGCCACCGCCGGCCGGCACCTGCAAGCTGCTGTTGCTGGCTCGAAACAAAGAGCCCGCGCCGGCAAAAGCAGCTGCTACGTCGCCAGGTCCACGGGCGCCTTCTGCCGTTGCCACCGTGCCTGCTACGGCGAGATGATTCGTGCCCTTGGAATCGTTTCGCGACCCGCTCGCCTCGTCCATCTCCCACCAGGAGACGAGCTTGTTGTAGATCGACAAGGCGACCGGATCCGCGGCACCCGTGCTCATCGGACCTACCGCACCCATGCTGGCCGCGAGGATGGTCATGCCGCGCAATCTCCCGCCAGTACGTAGATGGCCGATGCGTCGTCGCTGTTCGAGTCAATTTCGAGCGTCCCCTTCGCCCACTGACCAGCGCTCTTGGTATGCCCGCTTCGATTGTTGCGGGTTGCGCCGCTTGCCGCGGTAAACGAGACTTGGCCAGCGCCCACCTGCGTCCAAGAAACACACCAGCCGCGGGGGAGGTCATTAGGCAGCGTCACCACGACGTCCGATGCATTGGTGAAGCGCAGGACCTTGCCCGAATCGTCGTCGACGGCCGTGTACGTCGTACCGGTCACGTCCTTGTACTTCGCCCGGTAGCCGCTGATGCCCTTGTTGCCATCCACCGTGACGCCCGAGCCCTTGAGGGCCTTGCCCGTGGTGCCGGAGAATGCGGGCAGTTCGCCGTCGACGCTGCCCTCGGCACCCACAACGTCGCCTTCACCTGGCGCCGTTGGGTTGGGCTGCTGCAGCGTCAAAACCACGGGATCCTCATCGGCAAAAGTTCCCTCGCCGCCGATCAGAGTGACGCCGAGCTTGAGGTAGCCGCTGGCGTCCGTGACCGAGGTGATCTGCCACTGCTGCCACGTCGCGGGCGCAGCCTGCTTCCACAGGTACAGGTAGCCGCCCGAGTCGAGGCTAGCCCAGAGCGCGCCGTGATCACTTGCATCACTGTCGGCGTCGGCGATATAGATCTCGGTCGCAGCGGCTTGATCGGCATCATTCCAGCGCACGTTGCTGGCGCCTGGATCGGCATCGGCCGTCGCAGCCCTGTCGGCCGCGTATTTGACACGCAGCAGGTGCATGGCCCCGCGCGGTAGGTTCACCAGCTCGGCGAGCATGGCGGCGATGCCGTCGCCGCCCTGCAGCAGCGGCAGCAGTTCGCGGCCGGTCAGGCCGGTGATGGTCTTGGGACCAGTCGAGAGTTCCATCGGTTACTCCAGGTAGACGGGATCGCCGTTGATCAAGAGTGGTTCGCCGTTGATCAACAGCGGGTCGGCTTCGGCCACGGTGTAGTTGAATTCGCGGACCTGCGCTTGCCAGCTGGCCAAGCCACCGCGCACCGCTTCGACCTCGATCCGAACCAGACCGCTGTCAGAGGGCGACACCGTCGCGGTGGCGCCGGCAATGCTCGTTTGCGTGTCATCCAGCACGCCATCGAGGTAGCAGCGCACGGTGTACAAGGTTCCCGGCTCGGGGCCAATGCTGGCGGTGGCCTGGTCGACTAGCTGGTCCGCCTGCAGGACGCGATCGCGATGGCGCCATTCAAGCGTCAGCTCGCCGAACAGATAAGCCGGCGCCGCGTCGTCGTTCACCGTGAGCGCTGCCGGCGGGTACGGCCGCGCCTGGCGCCCATCGAACGTCAGTGGAATGGCCACAGCAGAACCGAGCGGGAGCTGCTGTGAAGCCGTGTTGGTCAGCAACTTGGCATTGACCGCCTCGCCGTCGGTGTATTCGGTGCTGTCGGCGGCCAGATCGCCACCGATGAACCACAGCCGCGCCCCATCGGCGTGGGGTTGCGCCACCGTGTCGGCGCAACCGCGCGCCAGGGTCGCGGTCATGGTGTCCAGGTCGATGTCATCGAGGCGGCACCACTCGTTGTCCCACGCGACCGCCATGCCGACATCGACGGCGCCGAGACGGCTGCCGTTGGCGATCGACACGACGGTGGGACCCATGTCGCCGGCCACGGCACCCACCACGGTGGCCGTTGGGCACCAATCCCCGGTTCCAGCCTCGCCGTAGTCGCCGCCGGACGGCTGCACAGCCAAGGTGAAGTTCAGGCCCGCGGTCGGCGCCGCCGCTGCGGCGAGCAGGAACCCCGCGTCGTCGGGCAGCGCCTGAAGGTCCGGGCGAGCGAACTGGGTGACCAGGATCAGGTAGGGGGCTTCGAACACGAAAGCGGCGACGACTGCCGCGGGTACCTGCGGCGGGCTCGTGTCGACGCCCGGCTCGACTTCGACATACACCGCATCGCCAAACGAGTAAACGTGTTGGGTGAGCTTCCAACGAATCGCCCCGCTGGTCAGCGTGCCATTCTCCTTCTGACCCACGATGCACACCATCTCGGCGATGCCGCGACTCGGTAAGCGGAATCGGACCGTTTCGTTGCGCACGATGTGGCGGAAGCTTGGATCGGTGTCCACCTCAAACGAACGGCGAGGCGTGATGCGATCGCGCAGCTCGCGCTCGACGACCTTCGCCGCCAGCGTGCCGGTCGGGATCCAGGGATACTCGAGGATCTCCTTGATCTCGCCGAACTGGCGGGCCAGGCCGGGCGCCCGTGCCCAGATCGTGCGCGATTCCTTCGCTTCGATATCGAAATAGCGCACGCCCAGGCAGTTGACGGCCTGGTCCAGCGTGATCGGGAGTTCCCTAAAGGACAGGATCAGCCCGGCATCCTCGCCGAGGACCGACAGCGAGTCGAGATCGTAATCGGCACGCGCCAGCTGCAGGCGCCACTTCCCGTCGATGATGCTTCGCTCGAAGCTGCCGCCAATGATGCGGCACACCTGCTCCTCGAACGAGTCGGGCGTGTCGCGCTCCGGGTCGAACTCCCAGCACAGGCCGAAGCCCTCGCCGTAGAGGATGTCGGCCGCCGCCTGCATGTTCTCGTCGTCGATATTGGCGAACGGCTCGCGACCCTTCTCTCTGTCCGTGCGGCAGTAGACCAGCGCGTGCGCGGCATTCATGGCCTCGAGGTAGCGCGTGACCGGGGTCAGCACGTCCATCTCCCAGAGGTAAACGACCCCCAGGTCCGTGGTCATCGGGTTGCCAGGCGACGCCGCCCATTCCGCACCTTCCGGTGCCGTCGGCGGTTCGTTGACGTCGGTAATCACGCAAAGGAGCAGATGCCCGCTGTGAAACTTGATGACGGCGGTTTGACCGAGCTGCCACCCCTCGTCGATCAGACCCACTACCGCCGAAAGATCGTCGCCATCCCCTTCCGGATCCTTTGCGCGCACCAGGCCGGATTCGTTGCCACGGAAGAAGTGATAGTCCTCGCCGCTGTCGGTGTAGCTCCAGTCGTACTTGATGGCCATCTCTTCAAGCACTTGGTCTGGCATTGCAACGTCCGCCGTGACCACCACCCGACGCCCCAGAACGAATCCTCCGACGTCCGGGCCAAGATCGGCCATCGGAACAGAGGCTTTCGCGGGATACCAGCATTCGCCGATGTCCCACCCGTTGAAGATCTTTCGGACCTTGTACGAAGGCTTCTGCGGCATCGGGTTCATGGCACCGAAGCGCGCGCCGCAGCAGGCCACCGTGGTCAGGCCGCGCCACGCGGCGGTCTGGTTGCCGAACACGGCCTGCAGGTAGGGGTTGGGCAACTGGTCGGCCTCGCCGAACATGATGTCGAACCGGCCCAGGATGCCGCCCTGGTCATCCTCACCGCCGAACAGGTTGGGTGCGGCCACCTGGATGCTGCCCGAGGCGGTCAGCGCGCCGGTTGCGTCGAGGTGCTCGAAGTAGATCGGCCGGTTGCCGCCCTGCTTGTAGTAGGTCTTGCCGTTGTCGTTGTAGTCGACCGCGCGGCCATCCCAGGCAATCTTGTCCGCACCCGCGAGCGCAATAAACGCATCGATCGGGCCGCGCGTGATGATCACGTGGTACGCGGGCCGGTAGTGGTAGCCGACGGTTTGCTCGCTGCTCTTACCCACGGGCGCGGGCCTCCGCTTCGCTTTGGCGCGCCCACTCGACCAGCTTGATCGCCAGGCCGTCGCCGGTCGACAGCAGTGCCGATTCGTCGATGCCGTTGTGCACGAAGTCGCTCCAGTCAAGGCCGTGGCGTTCGAACCACGCGCGGCCGCCGCGGTTGCAGTAGCCGCTGCCGGCGCGCGCCGGGATCGTGCGGAAATGGCTGTGCGTCACGATCATTTGCCGCTCTTTTTCTTGATCGGGTCGCGGCCGACGATCTTCCACGCCAGCAGGAAGCTGTCCTCGTGATCGATCCACACGGTGCCGCCGTGGTCCTTCACCGCCGTGCCGTCCTCGACGGTGGGCGATTCGATCTGGCGTTCGGCCTGCTTGGGCGGCTTCGGACGCAGGGCGTACGCCACGGCCGCGGCGACCACCATGATGATCAGCTGGATCACCCACCAGTACACCGCCGTCTGTGGGGCGTGCACTGGCCGCGGCATCAGTGCAGCCACCGACATGCGCACCAGCTGGAGCAGGATCACTAGAACGCCGATGCAGAACGCCGCTACGTGCGCGCGGCGACCGCTGGCGGTGTCCATCCACCAGTAGCGGGCGCGCCAGCCCCAGGCGTAGCGCAGGCGGCGGTAGCGCGCGATCAGCCCCATGACATCGACACTCCCTGGGCGATCGGATCCTTCACCGGCTTGTAGATGGCGCCGCCATAGTGGTTCTGCGGGTCAGGCCGGCGCGCCTCGCAGGCGGCCCACGTCCCCGGACAGTTGGGCAGCGCGACGACCTCGGCGCCGACCTCGAGCTCGACGCCCTCCCACAGCACGGTGACTTCGCCCGTGGTGTTGTTGTGCGCCATGATCGGGCGTTCTTCGACGATGCCGTCGAGCCGCGTCCAGCTCAGCCAGCCATGCGCGAGCGTGAAGGGCGTCCCGATGAAATCGGCCGCCTGCAGCTTGAGCGCATCCTTTGAAGCGATCGTGGCCTCGATCTTGAAGTCCTCGGGATCGAGGTTGCAGCCGCGGATACCGGTCGAGTAGACGACCTTCGTGCACGCCTTCTGGCATTTGAAGCCTTGGTTGCCCATGCTCCCCGCCGACGGGTTCGGGTCGCACGTGAGCTCCAGCTGCGCGTCGTCGTAGACCGGCTGCACCGCCCAGCCGAGCCATTCCGATCGCGGCGCGTCAACGCTGTCCGGATCCCAGGACAGGCACTCGACCTGGATGGCATCGCTCGGGATGTAGGGCCGCCACCAGTCGCCGATCTGCTGCGTGACCGGCCACCCTTCGGCCGGCTCGTTGGGCGTGAGCAGGTACGCCATGCGAATCTTGAGCTTGTCCTTCGCGCGCTCGACCGTCTGCTTGATGGCGTCGCGTTCGATCTGCGCCGACTTGTACGTGTAGCCACCGACGACCTGGTCGCGATCGGCGGCGGCGAAGCGCAGCGTCATCAGCTGGCGCCGGAACACGAAGAGGTGGACCTCACTCTCAAACATCGGGCACCACCGCCTGCCAGCCGGTCTGCGCCGTGGCGACGCCCTCGGCGTCGGTCAGGTGCGAGATCTCGGTGGTGTCGCTGGCCAGCGTGGCCAGGGCCATGATGGAGATCTGGCGGATCTGTTCGGGCGCGATGGTCGCGGCATCGAGCGAGGCGTCCAGCGTCAGCATTTCCACGGTGCCGGCTTCCGCGGCGCCGGTGATGCGGCGGTGGTGGACGGTGCCGTCGCGCAGCTCGATGCGGACGTCCTGCCGGTTGGGCTTGCCCTGGCCGAACAGGGTGTAGCCGGCCCACTCGACCGACAGCATGGTGCTGCCGCCGGCGATCGCGGCGGCCGGCGCCAGGTCCGACTGCCAGGACGGCACCCAGATCGGGCGCTGCCGGCCGCGCCGGCTGTACAGCAGCGACCGGAACCAGGTGTGCTCCGTGCGGCCGAACAGCTTCCAGCTGTCGCGCTGGGTACGCAGCGTGATGCCCGGCAGGTCGCTGATCACCGGCAGGGCCGCGCCGAAGTCCACCGCATCGCGGAAGCCGTGGTAGGCGTTGACCGGGTCGTCGCTCTCGTCGGGGCGAACGGTGAGCACGGGATAGCCCAGGTACTCGGTCTCCGTCAGAACGGGCCAGTCGCAGGGCTCGGCGACGTCGAAGGCGAGCCGCCGCCGGCTGGCGACGTCACTGCTCATCTGCGCCTCGGCGCCGTCTTGGTGCCACGCACGGCGCAGCGGATAGAGCCGATCCCCACGCCCGAACGTGGCCTGGGTCTCCGCCCCGAGCACCAGATGGTCGGCCTCGACGCTCTCGACGTCGACGACCTCCCAGAGGTTCACCGCCCTGTGCAGCAGGGCCTGGCCGCCGGCCACGAAATCGAAGCCCGCAGTCTGGCACGGGATCGAATCGGAACCATCGGCCAGCACGCTGGCCAGCGCCTGCCCGTCAGGCCAGATTGGCAGCAGCCACGGCCCCCGGTAGCCCGCCAGCAGGGCGTCGGCGACGCGGTGCTCCTGGTGCCACGCGGTTAGCGAGAACGAAAAGCCGCGGCGCGGGCCGATGCGATAGCTGCGGTGGTGCGTCGCGGCGGTCCCGCTCGACTGGCTGACGTCCGTGCCCCAGGAGAGCGACTCGCGCACGTCCTCCTTCCAGTCCGGGGTGATCGGCCACACCTTGGGCCCGTCGACGGTGAAGGCCATCGGTCACCACTCCGCCTGGATGGCGTTGCCGTTCTGGCCAGCCGTGGCGACGATGTACTTCTCGGTGCTCGGGTGGTTGAGGAT